AATGCAATTAGGGGTGGTCAAGAAGTAGGTTTATTTGAGATATAATGAAGAGCGGTCTAAAGAGAACGGTTAATACCGAGAAGTTCAGAAAGCCAGCTATTCATTATAAGAAGAATGAATTCTATACTTTCGCTCCACGTGGTACGACAGAGTATATAAAGTATTGGACTCAAGAGATGCAGTATTGTCTACATGGTTATACTGCTGAAGATGGAGATCACATACCAGGCTTCTTTTATTTCTACTTGAATTACTTCCCAATTGATTTAGTACACGAGGTTGAAGTTATCTTACCAAATGGTGAGACTGAGATGAGACCTCAGAAGATGAAAGATCTACCTGACTTTTATGATTACGACAGGTATTTCTTCGAGGCTGTAGAGCAGGCCGAGGCGACAGGTAAACATATGGTGGTTCTAAAGGCTAGGCGTAAAGGCTACTCTTATAAGATAGCATCTATGTTAGTTAGGAACTATTACTTTATAAAGGGTTCCAAAGGGTTCGCGCTGGCTTCAGAAGCTGAATTTTTAGTAAAGGACGGTATATTAAGTAAGGCATGGGATGCCATGGACTTTGTGGATCAATACACAGCTTGGTATAAGAAACGTCAGAAAGCAGATACCCGTATGCACAGGCGTGCTTCTTTCGTAATGAAAGATGATACAGGAGTATCTATAGAGATGGGTTATAAGTCAGAGATCATGGGTGTGACTTTGAAGAACGACCCAGATAAGGCGAGGGGTAAGGCTGGTAAACTCATCATATTTGAAGAGGCTGGTAAGTTCCCAGGTCTATTAGACGCCTGGCAGAAAGCACGACCTTCAGTGGAACAGGGGTCTTATGTACACGGTACGATGATTGCATTTGGTACAGGTGGTACAGAGGACGCTAACTATGAAGGTCTAAAGGAATTATTTGAGAACCCAGACGGTTATAACTGTATGGTGTTCGAGAACATATGGGATGATCATTTATATAATAATAAGTGTGGTTTCTTCATACCTCAGTATGCTAATCTAGAAGGACTGTCTCCACTGGATGACAAGCCATTTATGGATAAAGATGGTAATACTGATGTACCGATTTCCAAGAAATACATCCTACATGAAAGACAAAAGGTTATAGATAATGCCTCCGATAGGAGAGCTATTGACAGGCATATCGCTGAGCAACCTATCACACCAGCTGAGGCTACTCTTAATATAAGTAGTAATATATTTCCAAAGGCAGAGTTAACAAGACATCTAGCAAGTATTCGTAACTCAGAGAAACTAAAGGATTTTAAGCAAGTTGGTGACTTAATTTTTGACCATCAAGGTGATGTTAAATGGGAGGTAAGTACTAAGCATAGAGATATAATTAAGTACAGATTATCTCCCGCTGATAGCAGGCAAGGGGCTATAGTCATATGGGAACACCCAGTAGATGACCCCCCATATGGACTTTATATAATGGGTTGTGACCCTTACGACCATGATCAATCAGGTACTGATTCTTTAGGTTCAGTGTTTGTATATAAACGGTTTCAAGGGTTTGAGTCCTACTATGATCTACCAGTTGCTGAGTACACAGGGCGACCACAGACAGCAGAAGAGTTTTATGAGAAGGTAAGGATGTTATCTCTCTACTATAAAGCTAAGATAATGTATGAGAACGAGAAGAAGGGTTTATTCTCTCACTTCTCACACAAGCATGCAGAACATCTGTTAACTGATCAACCTGACATTATTAAAGATATTATACAAGACAGTAAAGTAAATCGAGCCAAGGGTATTCATATGAATGTCTCTATCAAAGATTGGGGAGAGGGTCTTGTAAAGGATTGGTTGAGCGAAGAATATGCTCCTGGTAAGAAGAATCTTACTAAGGTATTTTCAGAACCTCTGTTAGAGGAATTGATAGGATACAACCCAGATGGTAACTTTGACCGTGTTATGGCCTACATGATGGTTATGATATACAGGGAAGAGTTACATCACGTAAAGATTAAAGAGGCTAAGAAAGTTAACAAAGCTGAGTTATTCAAGGGAGGTCTTTTTAGAGAACAACAAATACAATTATTTTAATTCGAATTAAATATGGATATAAGCAAATCAACTTTTCCTATACAGAAACTAACTTTGTCAGAGAAAGACCAAGCTTGGAAAGAAGCTTCTGTAGACGCCATACTAGGCAGGAAGAGCGGTAAAGGATATGGCAGTTCTCAGATTCATGAGAATATGGTAGTAGCCTATGGCTTGTATAACAGTGAATACAGTGAGGAAGATCTTAAGTACGTAACCAATCCATTTAGTGTGGATGATGGATTCCCAGCTAAGATGCAAGATTTCAATATTATTAGGCCTAAGATTGACTTGCTAATTGGTGAAGAAAGTAAGAGACCTTTTAACATTAAAGTTATACAAACCAATGACGAAGCTGTTACTAAACTACAGGATGAGAAGAAGGAACTTCTAATGAAATACATGATGTCTCAAGTAGGTGCTGGTGCACAGACTGATGAAAACGGTCAGCCTTTGACACCGCCTGAGATAGAGAAATACTTAACATATAATTATAAAAGTATAGCAGAAGAGAATGCCTATCATACACTTAACTATCTTAGAGAAAAACTCAATCTAAAGAACGAGTATCTTAAAGGTTGGAGAGATGGTTTGATAGCAGGTAGGGAGATATATTATGTTGGTATTATTAATGGAGAACCCGTTTTAGTAATCCGTTAATGTGCGAGTATGATAAAGATCCTGATTTAGAATTTATTGAAGATGGAGAATGGTTCGTACGTAAAATGTACATGAGTCCTTCTGGCATATATGATAGATTCTATGATATGATGGATGAGAGTGACTTAGATAATCTATTAGAGTTAACTCAGGGTGGTAACTATGCTAAAGGAAAGGCGAGTGATGTAAACACCCCTAGTGTTATGTATAAGGACAATTTCTCAAGGAAGTTCTTTGAGACAGATGATAGTAATAACTTACTAATAACAGTCTGGCATACTACTTGGAGATCATATAAGAAGGTTGGATTTGTTACTGCAACTGACCCAGAGACTGGTGAGGAGTCTACTGAAATGGTAGACGAGACGTATAAACCAACTCCTGAAGAGAGTGTTGAATGGGATTGGATCCCTGAAGTGTGGGAAGGATGGAGAGTAGATGAAGATATCTATTTAGGTGTAGGGGCTGTTGAGTATCAGCATGTTTCTATTGATAGTCCTTCTTCTAGGAAATTACCTTATTGTGGTGTTATATATAGTAACGCTAATGCAGTTTCTAAATCGTTAGTCAGTCTAATGAAACCATTACAGTATATGTATATTATACTATGGTATAGACTTGAACTAGCTTTAGCTAGGGATAAGGGTAAGGTTATTAACATGGACATAACCCAAATACCGAAAGGTTTAGGTATCGATCTTAACCAATGGATGCACTACCTAACCGCTCTAGGTGTTAACTTCGTTAATCCTTATGATGAGGGATGGGATGTACCAGGTCGTGAAGGTGGTAAACCAGCTGCTTTCAACCAAATGACCCAGATGGATTTAACTATGGGCAGCGTAATCGCTGAGTATATAAATCTAATGGGTAAGATTGAAGAGATGATTGGTGAGATTTCAGGTGTTACAGCACAGAGACAAGGTGCTATACAACAGAGGGAACTCGTAGGTAACGTCGAGAGATCCGTTATACAGTCTTCTCATATAACAGAACCTATGTTCTGGAATCATAATCTAGCTAAGAGAAACTCTCTTACACAATTGTTAGACATCGCTAAGTTTGCATGGGCTAATAATGATACTAAGAAATTGCATTATATATTAAATGATACTGCTAGAGTTTTCTTAGAAATAGATGATGAGTTCTTATATTCTGACTTAGATGTATTCTTAACAGATTCAACTGAAGAATCAAGGAATATTGAATCTCTAAGGACGTTGCTACAACCTGCTATGCAGAATGGAGCTAGTTTACTTGATGCGGCTGAGATTATATCTGCTGATAACTTTAGTACTATTAAAGAGATTATATCTGCTGATAACTTTAGTACTATTAAACGAAAGTTAGCCGAGGTAGATAAGCACAGAGAGGAACTGATGCAACAACAAGCACAGGCAGAGCAACAACAAGCTCAACTAGAGGCACAGATGAAAGCTGAAGATAATAGGATTAAAGAAGAAGATTCTATAAGGAAGGCGCAGACTGCTATCATAATCGAACAGATGAAGATAGGTGCTGAGGGCGGTAAAGAAGGTACTGATAATTTAGATTTTGCTAAGTTAGAAGCTCAAGTACAGAAACAGAGAGAGGATTCTGATATTAAGAAGAAACAAGTGGACGAGGTTATCCGTAAAGATAAACGTGGTGAAGCACAACGTCAAGAAGAGATTGAAATAAAACGTAAGGTGGCCAATAAACCGGCCGTCGCTAAAACTAATTAGAAATGGCAGAAGAAGGTAAACCCAATG